CTTGTTGAGCTTTCATTTGTATCTCTAATGCTTGCACTTTGCTTTCATCGTATGAATCAACGACCGAACGCATTTTGTTGAAAGTCGTAATTCCGTAATAAATCGGCGTTCCTACGACTGCTATAAGCGTTGAACCTATCAAAAATATCTGTTTCAATGATAAGCCCCATATAAATTCCTTGTTGAATTCCATAATTATTTTCCTGCTGTAAATTGTAAGAATCAACCATATTCGGTTGAACCAAATTGTTTGGGCTTTGTAATAAAGCCAAACTTAAAACTATTCCCAATCCAGGAATAATCTCTGTATCTTTCTTATCCTCTGATTTGGTATCTTCTTTTTTAGATTCGCTTTTGACTTCGCTTGTAGTGCTAGTCAATGCATTGCTAAATGTTTGAACAGGACTGACCTCTGCAATTACAGATTCTATTATCGTAGGCGTAACACTTGTGTTGAGTATCCCGCTCGGATTCACAGGGCTTATTACACTTACAGGACTTGTTACATTGTTCTGATTGTCCAATGTCATCTTGCAAGTATTGGATATTTCCGACCAAGATGTCCAAGTTGGCATGCCATACGGATCGGAGCATTGGGAAATTCTTAATTCCGTTATTAATCCTTCGTAACCACTCGCGCATGATAAAGCCCTTGTTTCTGTTGTTGATATACAAGTTGGCGGATCAGGAATGCAATTATCTGAAGCATCCACCCAAGCTGACCAACTACTTGCGCTACAAGTATAATACCTAACTTGATTTAATGCACCTGAATAATTTACAGGGCATGATAAGGTTCTAGTTTCTGTAGCATCTATGCAAACAGGCTGAATGTAAGGTGCGCATATTGGATCATTAGGATAATAAGGACACCAATATCCTGTAAGCGCAGTTTCATCATCTATGTCATAGCATTGTAAATTTGTTATGTATCCATTTTGATCAGGAACATAAGTGCAATACCAAGCATAAGCATTACTGCTTATCAGCAATAACAGGAAGCTTAAAATCCGAACCATATAACTTATAGAATCTTTCAGGGTATCGTTTAAACCAAGCGCGTCTAGCAACATCGCCTAAAGCTCCGCCAAAAGGGCAAGGGCTAGATGCCATTTCCATTGCTTCCCATGTAGCTTCATCTTGACACATTAAACTTACCGCACTAACTTTTAATCCTAAATTAGATAAAGTTTCAGCCTTAACTATTCTTGCGCAGTTTTCATCTTCTACTGTAAATCCACCGCTAATAGACACAACACCTGTGTTAGCCCCACCGCTTACACCTGTTTTACATATTTTAGGATTCATAGTAGAAATAGAAGGCGCAATAGCTGAAGGAACAGGCATACCTTTCATATTTGTAGTGATATTAGTATCTGCCGCAAAAGCGTAATCAGTTAAAACTGCTAATAAACCACCAACTATTAATGCTGATACAAATAATACAAATTTATTCATTAAAATTCCTTTACATCAAGTCCAATATAAACATCGCATACTCTTTTTGCTAATTTATTAAATCTTTCATCATGCTGATCATAATCTTCATACCCATTATGAAATAAGTAAACATGGCAACACTCATGCAACATAGTTACAAATATCTTATCCCAAGTATCACACATCTTATCTATTTCAATTCGCATAGGATGAGTATGAAAATATCCCATGACTTCATTTGTATTTATTACAGAAAATGTTATGCGATAAGCTTGGGGCATTCCTCGCATCTCATTAAACGGCGGTAATGATGATAATGCTTTATATATTTTGCGGAGATTTTGTTTCGTTAATAATTTTTCCATAGTCCGCGTCTGTATAAGTAATTAGTCCGTTATCTGAATAATATAAATACTTGCCTTCATTTTCATCTTGTGTTTTTAGGCTATGATGCGCTGGACATAAGCTTTGAAATAGATTTATTTTAAACTTATTATCATCTTGTCTGTGTGGAAATACATGGTCTATATGAACTGCTTGAACTACTCGGCCTTCAATTAAACAAGCCGCGCATAATGGCTTTTTGCTTAACTGTTGTTGCCTTTGTTTCTTCCAAAAGGCAGTAGCATATAATTTACTATTCTCTTTGCCTTTTTCTGTTACACCGCCACCATGATCATTGCAAAAGGTAGATCGGCTAGTCTTTTGATTCTTGCAACCTAATTCCCGACACTTGGTGTTAAGAGGTGCAATTGGCATAATCTAATTTTATCATATTTGATCTTCTAAAACTGTTAAAGTTTGTCGTAAAAGTTCTGATTCTGATCCATACTTTGCTTCAAAAGTTTTTTGACCTGCATGAAGCGCAACACCAAACCCGCCATTTTGATGATGCATAGGACATAAAGGGATAGCCATACTCCAATGGCTACGCATAGCCAATCCAACCCCATGCCGTATGTGGTGAATATGTGGAGCTGAATAACCAAACCCAAGATTGCGACAAACAATGCACCCAATTTGAGATAACTTTTCATAATGTCTTTTTTCATCCTTATTCAATCGACCATCCTAAATTTGAGAAATAGACCTCAATGCTTTGAATATAACTTGTAAATTCTTCTATTGTAAGATCAGTCGTTGAGCGAACATAAGGCACTTGAACTCCATTAATAGTTTTTTGTTCAGATAAGAAAAGATGCCCACACAAAAGATGCACTTCCATAGGTAAGTAACCTGTGAAGTTACTAATGCTTTTATATAACCTGCCCCACAAAAACTTATTTGCTTCAATTGATCTCTTATTGCCATCAACCTTTTCTTTGATCGTAACTTGAGGTGTCTTTCCTTCTTTGATTAATTCTTCCAAATAAATCTGAAGTTGCGGAAGGTTTTGCTGACTGACTATCCATTCTCTGTGCTTCATCTTTTAATTCCTGTGCGTTATCGTGTATTTTAATCATCTTGTGGCCATCCCATAATACAAATCTATTTGCGCCATCCGCAAGAGTGTATCGGGAAATATAAAAATTATTGCGCTCAATGCAATATTTACTAACCTTGCTCCATTTATTTTGCATGTATAGCTTCCTTTGCGAATTCAAGTGAGATTGCTGGATATTTTTTTGGGTTAGCAATAATGCGATGCGCCCAAGCCCTCATATCTTTTAACTTCTTATCTTCACTCTTAATGTCCTGGACAAATTTATTTACATTTGCCGCATATACCGCATTTTCTTCTTTAGATAGTTTCGGTGCTTCTAACCTAGCAAATTCAATTGGCTTTTCCCTGCATAATTGCAATATGTCAAAAATACTGGGAAAGAATTTACTGTTATCAATATGCTTATCAAAAGCTTTAGTGACTATAATAAATTCAAACCTTTCAAGCTTATGAAACCAAACTCGGATTGTATCTAAATCTAATGGTTGTTTTTGATAGAGTGTTGTTACTGTGTCCATCATTTGTTTAAAGCCTATTTTGTCGTCATTATTCATAATCACCTACTACATGAAAATTAAAATTAGCATAAACAAACTGTGGTAACGATCCAAATTTATAAGCAGATTTACGAACTATATCGTCATATCTATTTTCTTTATTCGGCTTTATGCCTTTAAGTTTATAATATCGCTTTAATACTTCAGTTGCTATATGCCATCCTGTAGGTTTGTATCCTAACATCATGCCACTTTTAACATTATTAATACTGCCTTTTTCTCTTATCCAATAATACAAAGGTATTTCTGTATTTCTTTCTCTATCTTCTACTGTCATATTTTTTCCTTTATTTAGCCATCATATATAAACCAACATTTCCAAGCGCATAACCAAAATAGCAAACACTCATTCCATTATTACCAAGATAAAACTGTTCAATGCTGATATATGAATAGATAAGCCCTGTGATAATAATTAGTATATGGCTCAAAATAATGGCTCGTCTGTTATTAAATCAAATATATTTTCTTTTGGCGGAGCTGGTAATTTTTCAATTCTATGATTACCTCTGTGCAATATATAACATTCCGCTTCATGCTTTGTTCTAAATCTGCGAATTGGCTCGCCTAAATCATCAAAGACTTGATAGCGAAATAAGACTTCCATAAAGTTACTCATCGGATAAATGTTAATTCTAGCATTAATGATAATCCTAAAAATATACCAAAAAATCCACCAATAATTAATATTTTAATTGCAAAATCTATAAATCTAGTTATTAAATTCTTCCCATAAATAAAATAAGATGAGTGAAACAACCAGGAATAAAATCGCCCACAAAATAAAAGCAACAATTTTAAAGGCCAACCACAAATTTGCTAGAGTCATATTTTTTCTCAATTCCATTAATTGTTTTAGATTCACCTGCTACTAATTGAGTAATAGTAAGATTATGTCGCTTACCCTTGAGGTCACGCATCCACTCCAGGCTATCAGGTTCAAAAAATGAAATCATCTTCCAAACTATTTCTCCATTATGTCCCGTTTCTTCTATCAACCATGCTTTAGTTTCCATATTGTCTTATCCTTTAAGTTTTTCTAATATAACCTTTGCATTTCTAACACAAGGTATCTCATCAAATCTTGGATCGCCTTGAGTTAAACCTTCTACCATCCAATCTAAAGCTTCTACAAGCTCATTAACATCTCTAGCCAGTTCTTTTCTATACTCAAGATCAGTTTGAGTTTGTCTATGCACTTTTAAAAGCCATTCTTTGGTATCAGGTTCTTTATTCTTCATCTTGATTAATCATTCTTACATTTTTAAGTTTACGGGTATTGCCATCAAATACAAATTCTACATTACATCGACTAGCGCGTCTTTTATTTGTGGCCGCACAAAGTCCTACCTTGTCATACATTCTTAAAAATACAGCATAAGGGGCTACTATATCTTCTATTGGTGCTGGTCTAGTTTTAGCTATCTCTTGAACATCGACTGATCCTTGTAACTGTTTCACCCAAAGCTCAAGAGAAGCCATTGTATTATCTGTTGTCATTTCTTATCCTTTTCTTATCTAATAAAATATATGATTTGCTATAGCTATCTTAACTTCCTTTTGTCTTGCCCAAAAAGGTTTTGCCATTTGTTTTGTATGAAACCATTTAGCACCCCTTGTTGGATCATCTATCCTTTTTTCTAAAATCGCTTTTGCAAGCGGTTGTAAATATGCTATCTGTGTTTCAGTCGGCATCCCATAATCCAAAAATTGGTATTGCGCAGGCTGTTTCATTACTTCACAAATAGTTTTCGGATAATTTGGATCGGCTTTGCGGTTAATCGCAGTATAAGCGACTGCAACTTTACCCATATCAGGTTCACCCCTAGCTTCACCAAAAATAATTGCTGATAGACATAAGATTTCATTAATCATCTTTCTTCCTAAAATGTTACTGATACAGACTTTTCATCAGTCCAGCTATGACTGCGAATATAACTAGCTGGATAAGGGATAAATTGTCCACCCTGCTTAAACCATTCAGGCGATTGTTTCTGCCATTCAAGGGCTTTAAGCACATCTTCTATATTAGGTCTTATCGTATTCCAAGCCTTTCTCGCATCCTCTTTCTTCTTTTTCTTTGGATACAATTCCCAAAAAACATCAAAGTCTTTGGATATATATGTATTTATAGGTTGTTTAGTTATTAAGTTATTAAGTTCTTTAGTTAGTGAGTTAGCATTGGGTTGGCAATGGGTAGGCATTGGGTTGGCATTGGGTTGGCATAGGGTTGGCATAGAACCCTTATCCCATCGCTTCTTTGCTGACTTTGTGGCTACTTCTAATCGGTCTTTATACAGTTCAATTTCAGTTTTAGACCTTCCTTGAACATAACCATCTTCAGTTTTAGTCCAAAAATCATTAAGGACATTCCTAATAGCATTCTTTTCATCTTCGCTCCTTGCGTTAAATAATCTAAATAATTTATCTTCTTCTAAAGGGAGCGGTGTTTCATCGAGGTAGAATTGATCTAGTAATTGTCGGTAACATCCATGCTCCAGCAATGTTAAGTGTGTTGTATCTTTGCGGTAATCCGCGATGTTATGTTGATAATAATGCAATTAGTTTCACCTTTCTTTTATCTTGTCTTTTTTATTATTAAACGAATTCTATGATTCGTGCAAGTATTTTTGTATTATTTTTTGCCCTTCCTCAAATCCATAGGCCACTTCCGCACCATAACCCATTGATTCTGCTAAATTTAAGAAGTCTATTTGATTTTGTTGTAATTTTGCACTTTTATCCTTTTTCATCTCTATAAATAGGCCATGAAGGCCATTTGCGGGGATCATAAGAAACAAATCAGCCACGCCTGCGGTAACCCCCTCTTGTTTAAGTTTAATGGCCGTTCCGATATGCCTAGCGCCCCCATTTGGGATAGCCCATAGACATTTGGCCATTAATGGATATTGAAGCCGAAACCATTTAATTAGCAAAGTCTGTGCCAGGTGTTCGTTATTCTT